CTCCAGGCGTACATCAACACCCGACTGATCGAGGGATTGAAGGACAAGGAAGACAGCGAGTTGCTGACCGGCGACGGGCTGGGCGTCCACATCTCGGGACTTATCACGGGATCGACGGCGTACGATACCGCGCTCAACGTGGCGTCGGACACGCGCATCGACAAGCTGCGCCATGCGATTCGGCAGGTGGAAGCAGCCGATCTCACTTGTGACGGCATCGTTCTCCATCCGAACGATTGGGAAGTGATCGAACTTATCAAGACCGAAGAGGGCGGCGCCAACAAGGGCATGTACCTGATGGGCGGGCCCAAGGGGAACATCGCTCCGATCCTCTGGGGCAAGCCTGTGGCCACCACCACGGCGATGACGAGCGGCAAGTTCCTGGTCGGCGCATTCGGCACGGCGGCGGCAGTGTGGGATCGCATGGACGCCCGTGTCGATATTTCCACGGAACACTCGGATTATTTCGTTAAAAATATGGTCGCAATCCGAGCTGAAGAGCGTCTCGCTCTAACGATATTCAGGGCGACAAGTTTTATTTACGGAACGTTTTAACGCTCCGTTCTGTTTAATGGGCCAGATAACATCTGTAAGTCTGGCCTATTCCAACGGTCACGCTTCCAGCGAAGGACGATTCACCAAAATATGCTCACCATGGTCAAGCTGATCGCCATTAAGCCGCTTACTGGCGATTACAACGAGGGCAACGTGGTTCGCGAGGGGCAGTCTTTTGAATGCGACTCGGCGACTGCCCGACAACTTCAGTCGATGGGGCTTGCGCGACCGGACAGGCCCCGCAGAGTTGAAGTGACCGACTACTTGGCGCAGCATCGCAAGGCGCTGCAAGGGGCCGGAGAAAACAAGGCGCTCGGCGTCTCGGAGAACAAGGATGCTTCTTGTGTCGGCGATCATGCCGACGTGCAACCGCCCGCAGTACATCGAGCAAGCGATTCGGTGCTTTCTCGCGCAGACATACCCACACAAGGAGCTCGTCATCGTCGATGATGGCGACTCGATCAAGCACCTTGTACCCACGCGGCCGGATATTCTTTACGAATCAAGCTGGCCGCCGCTGCGAATTGGGCCGAAGCGAAACCTAGCTTGCGGGCTGGCTTCCGGCGACATCATCGCGCATTGGGACGACGACGACTGGAGCGCTCCTGACCGGATCGAGCAGCAATTGCGAATGCTTGTTCGCGCTAGATAACGACCGCGCGGCATGGCTGTACGACGCGCCCGCCGATTACGCACTTGGAACTTCCTTTTGTTATCGACGAGAACTGTGGGAGCGGATTCCATTCCCCGCAGTCGCGAGTGGGGAAGAATTGGCGATGCTTAAAGGGACAGACGTTATGACTGTTTCGGGAATCGACATGATGGTTGCGCGTTTGCACGGGGCGAATACCAGTTCAACGCCGGGCGATAGATGGATGCCCGTTGAGTACAGCATGCTCCCGAAGGGGTATTTGGAGAATAACCAATGAAACGACTCTTGCTTCTCCTCGCGATTGCTGTTTCTGCCTTCTGGCGGAACACAACGGCGATGTACTCTGGTCGCGCTCGCACTCCATGAATCCTTTCGCGTATTCAGTTACGGTGATCGCTCCGGCTGCCGTCGAGCCGGTCACGCTGGCAGAGGCGAAGTTGCATCTGAAGCGTGACGATACCGCGGACGATGCGCTTATCGCGCAGTTGATTTCAGCGGCGCGGGCGAATATCGAGCACAAGCTTGGGCGAGCGCTCGGGAAGCAGACGCTTGAGCTGGTGCTGGACACATGGCCGTGCGGATCGGTGATTCAAGTTCCTCGGTCGCCACTGCAATCGGTAACCAGCATCAAGTACACCGATTCGGTAGCCGTTGAGACTACGATGCCGGTTGCGGACTACGTCGTTGACACGGATTCTCGACCTGGGCGAATCAGCTTGGGGACGGATGAGTCATGGCCATCGACAACTCTGCAACCTATTTCCGGGGTCAGGATCAGGTTTGTTGCCGGATATAGTCGGGAGTTCACTTTTACTGCCGATGCCACCACGGATCTATTGACCGCGACGGCGCATGGGCTTGTGGACGGAGAGGACATGATTCTTCGTTCCAGCGGCGCTCTACCGGGTGCTTTCGTTGCCGATACTCGGTACTTCGTGATTACAAGCTCCACCAATACGTTTCAACTGTCGGCGACGAAAGGTGGAGCCGCTGTCAACATCACGAGCCAGGGGACGGGCACACACACAGCGGCACGCGGAATTCCCCTGAATCTGCGGCAGGCGATGCTGCTGCTTGTCGGGAATTTCTATATGAACCGGGAGAGCGTGCTGGTTGGCGGATTCGGGTTGGTTGCCGCCGAAATGCCACAGTCCGTGACATGGCTGATCGGCGAGGATCGGGCCAGAGCATTCTGATATGCCTGTCACGGGGCCGCTCCGCTCAGGAGAACTTGACCAACGACTGATTCTGATCGTGCCGGTATACACGTCGCCTCCTGATGAGATCGCAAGCTGGACGACGCTTGCAACTGTTTGGGCGAACGTGGACGTTTCTCAGGGCGACGAGAAAGCATCGCAAGGCGACAGGGAAGTCAGTCTGCAAACTGCGACAGTGAAAATTCGATATCGCGATGACGTGAGCACGCCGATGAAGGTCACTCTGGATGGAGTTGACTACGACATCCGCAAGGTTGCTCCGTCTGGCAGGCGGAATCGGGAATTTCTGATGCTCACAATTCGGGCGGTGCGCTGATTATATGGCGACCGTTGGACGGGTTCTCACAACGCGGCAGTCTGAATGGGTCGGTATCCCGGAGATGCTGAAGCGGATCGACCGTATATCCAAGCGTATGGCGACTGGCGTTAAGGAAACCTACACACGGGCGGCGATGGTTGTTCGCGATGAAGCGCGGGACTTGGTTCCCGTTCGAACAGGCAGGCTAAGTCGGGCCATTTTCGCTACTCCAGGCGATCCGACGAAATCCAATTCTTTGGTTGGCGTGAATCGAAACGCGCAACGAGGCGGAGCGCCCTACGCCAATATCATCGAGTATGGAAGCTCGACGCGCGATGCGCATCCGTTCATGCGTCCGGCGATTAGGGCAGCGCGCCCGCTAGCGGCGAAGATCATCGCGGAAGGGCTGCAAAAGGCGATAGAAGAGGAAGCCGTTAAGTAATGCCCACTATCGAGGAAGCGCTGCGGTCGTATCTTGCGAATCGATCTCCGGCGTTATCGTTCGGGTCTCGGGTGTATTCTCACAAATCGATTGAGCGGCCAACGACGCCCTACCTGGTGTTTTTCATGTTCGACGTGGACCCTATTCAGACGCAGATCGGGCCTCCCAGTATTCGCCGCCGCAGCTACCAATTTTCTGCGTTCAGCGAAAAACAGAGTGAAGCGATGACTGGGGCAGATGAAGTTCGCGCGTTGCTCGATGGATTCCGTGGATCAATTGCAGGGATCGATGTGCGGGCGATTCATATGACAGGGCAAAGGGTATCCGAGATGGAACCAGACACCAAGCTGTTTCAGTGTTCAGTAGATCTGCGGATTCAGTATTTACCAAGTTGATGCCATTCCCGAAAGTTGAATTGACGATCGCCGCCGACGGCGAGACTACCTTGCTGGTTGATGGCGTTGCGATTCCTGGGGTTGGCGCGGTGAACATCGACAGCGTTCCGGGCGAAGCTCCCAAGGTGACCATCGAGATTGTGCCCGGTGAGCTATCCGTTGAAGCGGAAGCCATCCTGACGCCGCATATTCTGCGGGCAGCAAAAGAGAGAGCGCGGAGCCACAGCAGCGTATGAATCCTTTGGTGTCTTGTATTATGCCGACACGCAATCGGCCCGACTTCATTCTACTGGCAGTCTCGTATTTCCAGCGGCAGGATTATCGGAATGCCGAGCTGATAATTCTGGACGACAGCGATAAGGGCAACAGATACACGTCCGAAGACGCGCGGATTATGTCGATCAAAATCAATCCGCCGAACTCGATTGGGGCAAAGCGGAACTTGTGCTGCGACTTCGCGAAAGGCGATCTGATTTGCCATTGGGACGATGACGACTGGTATGCAAGGGACCGAATCAGCCAGCAGGTAGCGGTGATGCAGGCTAACCCGCAAGCGCAAGCAACGGCGTACCACTCGATGATTTTCGCACGGGAAGCGGACAGGAAAGCATGGCGTTACACCGGCGACTCGATGAACATACCTGGCGTGTCGCTGATGTACCGCCGGGACTGGTGGAGAGAGCACGAATTCGACGAGTCGGAGCGGTTCGGGGAAGACAACAAGTTCGTGACCGTGCTCAGGGATAAGCTCACGATCTCGGATCATGACGCCATCGTGGCGCGGATTCATCCCGGCAACACATGCCAAAAACATGAGGATGGAAACTTGAAGAACGAACGATGGCGGCGAGTCGAATGGGCCGAAGTCCTGGCACTCGGCTATGAGGAGTCGATGGTATGCGCGTAGCGCTGTTGACGCCGCTAGCGATGCTATTGCCGTGGTGGTTTCTGATCGCTGTCGGGATCGTCTCCGGGCTGATGCTCGTAGCAATTGCACGGGTGGAAGTTCGATGAGCGGGTTACGCTTGAACTTGGGCTGTTCAGATCGCAGGTTTGGTCCCGAGTTTATAAACGTGGACATCGCGCCGCCCGCAGACATCATCACGGACTTGGCGCTTCCGTGGCCGTGGGAAACGTCGAGCGTTGAGGAAGTGCAGGCGCGAGACGTGATTGAGCACATCGAGGATTTTTGCCGATGTTGCGTTCATTTGCGTGGTGGCGTACGGTCCGGACGTATTCATTTTTTGAATGAACTGCATCGGGTATTGCGGAACGGCGGCCGGGCAACTGTCGAGACGCCGAACGCAAGCCGTGGCTCTGGATACTTTCAAGACCCAACGCATGCGAATCCGTTTTGTCTGAATTCGTTCCAGTACGTAACGGAAGGTTCTTTTGCGGTTAACAGATTGGCGGCGGCCTACGGCATCACGGCGCGGTTTCGCATCATCGATCTGGACGAACTGCCATATCAGGATGCTTTCGAGCAGGTGTGGAAAATCACGGCGACGCTGGAGGCGGTGAAGTGAGCTTCTCAATCATCATTCCGTCGAAGACCATCGACAATCTGATTCCCTGTCTCGGGGCGATTTGGCGCAACGAGCCTGGACTCAAGTGCGAGCAAGTGATCGTAGTTGACGACGGGCTTAAGATTGATGACAACTCGGCAAGTGCGTTGGCAGGCGTGATGGTCATCCAGGGCGTGAAGCCATTCGTGTTCGCGCGAAATATCAACCGGGGGATCGCAGCAGCCGGAGACTCTGACTGCATCTTACTCAACGACGACGCTCTGCTTGATACGCCATTCGGCTTCACCGGCATGTGGGGCATGGCGCGGAATAACTCGCAGTATGGTTTGATCTCCGCAAGCTGCAATAACGTGGGGAATGCGAATCAGCATAGGCATCTCGATAGCGAGGGCAAGATCCGAGACGAGCCGCGCATGGTCTGCTTTGTCTGTGTTCTGGTTTTACGTGAAACGATCAATCGGATAGGCGGACTTGACGAAAGATTCATCGCTTACGGGGAAGACGACACCGATTTCTCTCGACGCGCTCGCGAGGCCGGATTGAAAATTGGGATATGGGACGGCGTGTTCGTGGATCATGGATCTCTCAAGAGTAGCTTTCGGTCAGACCCAACACATCCGCACAACTGGCAGGCCAACCGGCAGATTTACTTTGAAAAATGGGGAGATTTAACGTGAAAGCAATTATTTGCATATTTCTCGGTCACGTCTGGAAGGAACCACGGTTCATTCCAACTTTGAATGTAGCAGCCGCCGACAGGGCACCGTTTCCACTAGAGAGAACTTCACAACTGGAGAGGTGAAACAGAATGAAAGTCGTTATCTTCGGCGCGTCCGGTATTATCGGGCAACATTTACGACTGCAATGTCCGGCAGGAATCACGCCACGCTACGTACGGCGGCAAGCCGATCCGTTGCACCTGGGCTTGGATCTCACCGACCGCGTGGCGCGGGAGTCATTCCTCAACCGGGAGCGGCCAGATGTGATCGTCAACCTGGCAGGGGAAAGCAATACTGATCGAGTGGAGAGAAACCCTGAATTCTACTGGGATATCAATACACGTATTCCAAACATGCTCGGCAACTGGTGCGAGGATAACGCCGCGCACTTGATCCAAGTCAGCAGTCAAGCCGTCTTCTCAGGCAGCACTCCGCCATATGGAGCGGACTCCGATACTACGCCGGCGAACCGATACGGGGAGCAGAAATCGCTGACGGAAGCCGCTCTTAAGTCCGGATACAAAAACTGGACTATCGTCCGACCCACCTTCGTGCTCGGCGTCCGCCCGCTGCCGTTCATCGGGCGCTCGAATCCGGTAGAACAGATGTGCTCGGGAGGGCCGCAAAAGCAGGTAGGCGATCGCTGGTTCTCAGTATCGTTCGCGCGTGACGTTGCCACGCGACTATGGGAACTCGTTGCACTTCGTCCGGCTGGGACAATCCACCACATCGGCGTCCCGGAGAAAACCAGCCGCTACGAGTTGGCGTCCCTGATCTCCGATGGCGTCGAGTGCGTCTCGCACGCGGACTTTCCCGGTATCGCGCCTCGTCCGATCGATACCACCTACGGGCCTGATTCCTAC